ATCGCCCAGATACAGCGTGCAATCGCCGATCCGCTCCATGCGCTTCCACGGGCGCCCTTCCCAATCGTGGGTATCGCCGCGCTGGCGCTTGGCCTCAATCGCCGCGTCATAGCTCTTGCGGGCGTCGTCGGCAGGGTCGTAGCTCATGAATAATCCCCCAACACCCGATGCAGGGTTGCCCTGCCACGGCTTATGCGTGACTTGATGGTGCCGATTGGAACACCGTGCCGAGCGGCCATGTCTTCGAGCGTGACCCCATTAACCGATGCCCAAAGGACCTCGCGCTGGTCCTCGACCAGATCGTCCAGATGAGACAGCGCATCCTTGGCTTCCAGCGAGGCGGCCTGATCCTCCTTCGCGGGCAGATGCATCGTCAAAATGCCGTCGCTGTCGGCGATGAGACGGCCGGCTTTTCGACCCTGCGAACAAAAGAGATTGCGCAATATGACGAACAGCCACGCCCGGAGGTTTGTCCCGGCCGCGAACCGATGCTCGTTTTCAAGCGCCCGACAGATGGTTTCCTGCACGAGGTCCTCGGCGTCGTCCTTTCGCCGCACGAGGCGCATGGCGAACTGAATGAGCGAACGCCGCTCGGCTACGAGGAGATTGGCGAAGGCGGCTGTCATGTCACAGCCCTGCCATCGCCAGCACAAGCCACAGCGCCGCGAAGATGGCCGCCCACGCCGCCAGGCAGGCGATCACGATGACCAGAGCCCAGCCGCGAAACCGGCGGCGGTCGTCAGCGCATTCGCCGGAGCAGCAGCATTCCGGCCAGTAGATGCAGGTTTCGGGAACGCTCATTTCACAGACCCCCTGCTTTTCGGTCCAGCCACAGCAGCAGCCAGGCCAGCCATTTTCGAATTGCGCGCATCTGCCAGCACCTTTTCACGTTCGTAAGCAGCCTCGCCCGACGCGACGACGAGGCCGTAGGCGTGGCGAGCAAGCATGAGTGCGCGGTACACCGATCCACGCACGTCGGACATTTCACCGGTTTTGTATTTGAGGCGGAAAAGATAGCTTTCCGAAACACCGATGCTTCTGGCGAGGCGATACCGGACAAGGTTTTCCTTGTCCCCTCGCCCCTTCCATTCGGCATCCATAAGCTCGTCCGCCCATTTGGCAGCTTCTGTCAGCGCGGTGCTACTCATGGCATCCTCGGAAATTGTTTTTCCGGTTTCGGAAACTCTTTTGTCGGACATTTCTACGCCCCGTTGTTACGTTCCTTGTCATGAACACGGGCGGAGAACAGAAAGGACGGACTGAGACTGATGAAGAAGCCGCGCGACGTTTGCTTGGCCGCATGGACGCGCGGAAGGGTCGGGCTTCGGGGTGCCTCAAAAGCCCCGAGAGATTCAATCAGCCGGGAAACCAGGCTGAGACACGGGGACTGGGACAGTCGGAGGAGGAACACCGACACCAGCTCCCGCATTGCAATGACAATGGAAGAAAGATGCTCGGAGAGAAGCGCGGCGAGGATGCGCCTCAATCTCCGAGCAAGCAGCCCTGCCGAGGGGGGGGACGGGAGGACCGGCAGGGGTTCGAAAGGATGGGTGGATGCGTGGGCTGGTACTTCCCAGACTTCGGTAGTTTCAGTTCGACGGATGGCAAGGCGGCCACGCATCCTCACCAGGACGACGCCTTGCCGGCAGATCGCGCTGGCCGTGAAGGCCCCACGCTCCGGGTGATTTCGAAATGAGAACATCAGGCCGCCTCATGCTCGGCCATGGCCTTGCGGCACGAATAACAATGCTGCAATCCGCTGGCGGCGCAGGCATCAGGCCTCTGGCAATGTGGACGGTAGTCCGCCGCAGTCTTCTTCGAGATGAGGAAGGTCGGCACGTCGGCATCGGAAATGGTTGCCCCGGAGACTTGGGGGGGAGGGCAAGCCTCCGGGGCGCGGTCTGCCTGCGGGGAGGAGGGCACAGGCAAGGTGTTGGACGGCGACGGTTCAACGTCATCGACGTTCGCCAGTCGGGCCGTGCCCTTCACTGCAGCGAATGCGTCGCCGTCCGTCTCGGTTATTTCGTGACGTGCTTCACGGCCCACATGACCGCTTCTTCCGTCTTCGTCTTGGCGAGCGAGAGTTCCCTCGACTGGCCCGCCGTGTCGATCAATTCCAGAAGCTCCATCCCCTTGTCCTTGATCGCCTTCATCAGCGCCTTCTCGGCGTCCGTGAGCACTCGATACTCGTGCCGCATCACGTTGTTTGTCGTCCTTGCGTCCGACGTGCTTTCCACTGTCTGCGTCATGATCTTCTCCGGTTGCAAATCTGGTAGCCGCGCCCTTGGCTACGGCGTATTCGTTGGCCTCACGTGCATGCGTGTGCGTAGCAAGCCGCGTGCCAGATGCGCGCTCGTAGGCATCGAGGTAGAGGTCAAAGACCGACTGCTTTTCAGCAACAGCATCGGCGCCCTTCTTCTCGACCTTACGCAGGTGCGAGACGAGTTCGCCCATTGCGGTCTTATCGTACCCCTCACCCTTGGCTTCGGCATACACTTCGCGGATATCGGCAGCGAGCGTGTCCTGCTCTTCCTTCATGCGAAGAACGCGATCGATGAAGCCTTTCAAACGCAGATCGGCGCTCATGCTGCGCGCTCCCCGGGCTTGGGGGCTTCGAAAAAGAGCTTGTCCGACCACTTGATACGCCGAGCCGCCGCTGCCGCCCTTATGCGCTGCATCTCATCAAGCGTTGGCGAGCCGCCCTTTTCCCACCGGGAAATCGTCGCCTGCGTCACGCCAGCCACGGCTGCGAATTCAGCTTGGCTAAGGCGAAACACGGTTTTTCGGATGTGCTTAATCGGGCTCATGGCGCATTTATACGCATACGCATAGATTTTGGCAAGGGCCTATACGTTGGTGTATTTTATTTCCATGCCACCCCTTGATATGCGCTGGCGTATGGAGTTGAAGACAGCTATCCGCCGGTTGCGCACCGCAGCAGAAATGAACCAGGGCGAGTTCGCTTTAGCCCTCGGAACAACTCAGCCTACCGTTTCAAGATGGGAACGCGGCGCAAAACCTGAATTTCCGTTCATCGCGAAGTTAAAATCCTTTGCAGACGAGCGGGGCTTTGACTTTGACTTATCGGAGACTGGCTGGGAAACCGGCTGGACACAGACTGTGAGTGTATTCGGATATGTTGGGGCTGGCGCCGAGGTCACGCCGATCCTACACGATGACCATAATGGCCTTGACGCGGTGGAGGTCGATTTCCCGATCCCGGAGGGAACGGGAGCGGTCATTATTCGCGGCGATTCACAGATGCCCGTCTTCGAGGATGGCGACTTAGTCGGTTACCATCGGGAGGGAAGGCCGCCCAACGATCTGATCGGCAAAATGTGCATCGTTCGCCTGGCGGACGGCCGGATGTTCATAAAAAAGATCCGGCGCGGCTCAACGGATGGGGTGTTTACGTTGGTCAGCTCCAATGCGGCGGATATTGACGATGTTGTAATCGAATGGGCGGCGCCATATCGGTTCCGCATCCCGCGAGAGGAATGGACGCGGGTCTAATGGCAGGAGCCGCGACCTAGCGGGCGAGGATGAGGCGAAGGCGCGCGGATCTAGTGAGGGGCAAGGACGGCGAGTGAATGATCAATCCGGCGTTTATTAACTTCCCGGATGAAGCCGCGTTGATCGGCGCAATGGTCGTCGGGTATGGGGAGTTGGAGCTTTCATACGGCGCTCTCGCAGGCGACATTATTGGCGACAAGTGGTCGGTACTAAAGGCATTCCACTACATCCGCTCGGAAATGACGCGGATCGACGTAGCAAACGCCCTTTGTGAAACGAAGGTCGTGGCGATGGGTTTCGCTGATGAGTACGCCCAGGTCCTGACCGCGCTGAAATACTGCCGTGAAGTCAGAAACCGCTATACCCATCAGCAGTGGGGCGACATGGACGGGATGCTTTGCATCACCAAGGCGGAAGCGGCATTCCAAAAACGCGAGCGCCCTACTTGGTACACCCTGGATCTTGCGCTGATTGAAGCGCAGGAAGCATTCTTCGAATACACCAGGTTGTGCATCCTGACCCTTCACACGTGTGTGGACTATCACCGATCTGGCAAAGCTCGCCCAGTCCAGCGGCGTGCAAAACAGATACCGCCACCTCTGCACAAAGGTGCTCTGACGCTGACACCTCCGCCCGATCAGACAAAATAGACCCCACCTCGGCCACAAGGATGTCTGCCGCGTCCGGTTGATGGAATTCAACACCACGCACCAATCGGGCGAACGCCGTGATCTCCCAATCCGTCATTTCCCGAAGGGACGGGATCGGCTGATAGCCTTCATCCATTCTTCTCTGCTCCTGTTTGAATCGACAGCCGCACAGCGCCGTGCTTTTATCTCGGCACCTGCAGCCCCGGCGAGGAACCGACTGGTAATCGGCTACCCCTCGCCGGGACAACTGCAGCCTGTGCTCTGGACCGGAAAGGAGCCCTCACACGGCCAACCGGACCGACCTCCAGATACCACACAGGGCCGCCAACGGCTGAGCGCTCAGCCAGAGGCGGGCCGGTAGACCAAGAGAACGGCGGCTTATCCGTTCCTGCTTGGCATGAACACGAAACCGTAAGGTTCCGTGCGCACGGGCCGGAGACTTCTCATGAAGAAGCCCACGGTCAGCATCGAGATTTCGATTGATGTCGTCGCCTGCATCCTGCTCGTGATCGACATCATCGTACGTCTCATCTGATGCCTTGAAGCCCTCGGTCACTCCGGGGGCTTCTTGCTTTCCGGCACATCATGATTTGCACAGTTCGGGCGGTGTGTCAAAAAAGATATACGCACACGTATTTTTGCGCTTGCCATTTATGCGTATGCGTATATATTCCTCTCCATACCCGCCGCACTGGCAAGGAGAGACGAGATGGACCACGGCATTCTGAACATCCCGCTCAGCAAGCGCGGGAACATTGACGCCCAGATCGACGCCTACAAGGCGCAACAGGCCGCCCAACGCAAGGCGGAGCGGAAGGCTACGCATGCGCAGGTCGCCGCAGATCGCAACGAGGCCAAGAGCCTGATCGCCAGCATGGGCTCGGAGCGGCTGTCCGCTCTCTGCTTGCGCTTCAATCTCCGCCCTTCCGTGATGTTGGCACGCCTCAAGTCAGACGCCCATTGGCAGCCTCGCCTCATCATCGCGTTGCTCACCAGGGCGGAGGGCCGCTGAGATGAACGCCCTCACCCCGCTCACCGCCCAGCAGAAGGCCCTTGATGCGCTCAACGCGCTGATGGACGCCCGTGAGGCAGAGGCCCCGCGCTACCGCCTCCTCCGCCTGATCCAGAACAAGGCCCGCCGTCGCGGGCTGGTCAATCACTACCTCACACACCGCGATGAACTGCTGGCCTTCCTGTCGAGGCGCCCGGCCCCGCGCGAGTTCGAGACGCTGGACGAGGCAATCGGCTGGTTCCGCCGCGAGATCAAGCGCCAGCGCGGTCTGGCTGAGTTCGGCCATTGGGCTTTCAGCAACAACATTCTGGCCGCCTGCAAGGATCGCCTGATCATCGCCCGCTACTTTGCCTGGGTGGAGAAGGCCGAGGCGTCTGACCGGCAGGCCCGGAGGGCTGCGTGATGCGCAAGATCATCACCTCGAACATCTACCCGCCGATCCCCGTCCGTGACTTTGACTGGATGGCCTACTTCGATGGCGACGATGAGTTCGGACCGCGCGGATACGGCCCGACCGAAGCCGAGGCCATCCAGGACCTGATCGATAACTACGACGATGAGGAGGACGCGTGATGTCCCTCGCCTTCCAGATCACCGCCACCCTCCTGATTATCGCCGTTTACGTCGCCTGCCTCGTCTACGCTCTCTATCGGATGTGAGAGCCAAGCGCTGCGCAGGTCATAGGGAGAATACCGTGAGCAACACCGAAATTCAGGCATGGCACTTCACTGGCAATAAGCTCCGCGATGGCCGGCCAATCCCCGCAGATGGCGAATGGCTGATCCATGAGGGCGAGATCGAGATTTGCGCCACCGGGCTGCATGCATCGCGCCGTGCGATCGACGCCCTGCAATATGCTCCCGGCTCCACGATCTGCCGCGTGACCTGCCGTGGTGTCGTCACCGAGCACAAGAACGACAAGCTCGTCTGCCGCGAGCGCCGCATCGACTGGCGCATCGAGAATGGTGACGAACTGCTTCGCGCCTTCGCCCGAAAGGCTGCGCTCTCGGTCATCGACCTTTGGGACGCGCCGGCCATCGTCCGCCAGTATCTCGAAACGGGCGACGAGAGCATCAGGGATGCCGCGTGGGCTGCCGCGTGGGATGCCGCGTGGGCTGCCGCGTGGGATGCCGCGTGGGATGCCGCGTGGGATGCCGCGTGGGATGCCGCGTGGGATGCCGCGTGGGATGCCAAAATTTCAGAGCTTAACGCCCTTCTTGAGGCGATGCTGACCGAAGAGCACGAGAAGCGGGCTCTTGTGGCGGTGGTGGCCTGATGTCCCCCGACGAAGAAACCTACATCGCCAGCGCAGCCGCCAGCCTCGATGACAAGCTCGCCGCTGAACTCCGCGCTTGCGAAGAAATCCTCAAGACCGAGGCAGACGTCGCGAAACGTCGCGCTGCCGGCAACCGATACCTCGAACTCACCGAGAAGGAACGTGCAGCATGAACGCCGCCACCACACTCATCGAACATGAGCCCGTCGAGGCTCCCCGCAGGGAACTCGTCTCGGCGCCATCCACTGCCGTCACGCCGATGGACATGATCGACCGCGCCCTGATGAACGGCGCGACGCCCGAGACGCTGGAGCGGCTTCTGTCGCTGCAGGAGCGCTGGGAAGGCAACCAGGCCCGCAAGGCGTTTGACGAGGCCATGGCAGCCGCGAAGGCTGAGATCCCGGTCATCAGCAAGAACCGTGTCGTCGACTTCACGTCTTCGAAGGGGCGGACCCACTACAAGCACGAGGACTTGGCCGAGATCGCGAGGACGGTGAACCCGATCCTGAGCAAGCACGGCCTCTCCTACCGCTTTCGCACGACGTCCAACGCGAATGAACCGGTCAGTGTGACCTGTATCGTCTCGCACCGGCTCGGCTATTTCGAAGAGAATACCCTGACTGCCGGCCGCGACGAGAGCGGCAACAAGAACAGCATCCAAGCCGTCGGCTCGACGCTGACCTATCTCCAGCGCATGACGCTCAAGGCCGCGCTGGGGCTGGCGGCAGCCGAGGACGATGACGGGCGGGCAGCCAATCAAACCGTCCACGACGGCCCGATCAGCGAAGAACAGGCCGGCAGGCTCCGCGAACTCATCGAAGTGTCCGGCGCTGACATCGCCATCTTCTGCGAGAAGTGGAAGATCGAGGCCGTTCCCGAACTGCCTGCCTCCAAGTTCACCGAAGCCTACGGCTCGCTTGAGCGCTGGCACAGGTCGCAGGGGGGCGCACGATGAACGAGATCGTTCAGGGCTCGCTCGCGTGGCATCAGATTCGCCTCGGCAAGGTCACCGCCTCGCGGATCGCTGACCTGTGCGCCCGCACCAAGACCGGCTGGGGGGCAACCCGCAAGAATTACATGGCCGAGCTTGTCGCCGAGCGCCTGACTGGCGCCCGCGCCGAAGGCTTCACCAACGCGGCCATGCAGTGGGGCACCGACATGGAGCCGGAAGCCCGCTCGGCCTACCAGTTCTATGCCAACAGGCGCGTCGTGCAGGTCGGTTTTGTCGATCACCCGACGATTGCCGAGACCGGCGCCAGCCCCGACGGTCTGGTCAGTGAAGACGGTCTAGTCGAGATCAAGTGCCCGAACACGGCAACCCATATCGAAACCCTGCTCGGCGGCGTCGTGCCCGAGAAGTACGTCCTGCAGATGCAGTGGCAGATGGCCTGCACAGGCCGGCAGTGGTGCGACTTTGCCAGCTATGACCCGCGCTTACCCGAAAGCATGCGTCTGTTCGTGCGCCGCGTGGAACGTGACGACGCCCTGATCGCAGCCATCGAGAAGGACGTGACGGAATTCCTCGAAGAACTCCGCATGACCGTCTACCGGCTCCAGAAGAAATACGAACCCGAGACCGCGGAGTTGCCCGAGGCAGCCCGCATGCTGATGGTGGGGTGAACCCATGGCGGATGTTCCGACCCCCTTCATCTGGGACGGCGAGGCGATGGTGCCGGCCTCGCCCTATTGGGCCGCGCGCGCCGATCAGCAATTCGTGGTCGGCGAGCACTACAAGCTTATCGAGCACCACGATCGCTCCGAGGCCAGCCACCGGCACTATTTCGCTTCGATCAAGAACGGCTTCGACAACCTGCCTGATGTCATGCGCGACGATTACCCGACCGCCGAGCATCTTCGCAAGAAGGCGCTGATCAGGACCGGCTACGCGCATCACCGGGATTATGTCTGCGACAGCGCCAATGCTGCACGCGACATGGCGGCCTTCATCCGCCCCCTCGACGACTACGCCGTCATCATCACCAAGGACTGCATCGTCCGCGTCTACACCGCCATGAGCCAATCCGTGAAGGCCATGGGCGCCAAGGAATTCCATGCGTCCAAGACCGCCGTGCTCGAGTTCATCGACGACCTGCTTAGAGTCGAGCGCGGCGCGACTGCGCGAAGCGAGGCCGCATGAAGCGCCTAGCCCAACGTGCCGTCGCTGCCTGGCTGGCCTTCAAGGCTTCCCGCGAAGTCGCCCGCCAGCGCCGCATCTTCGCCCGCTCCAACCCGCACATCATCGCCAAGGCCCACGAGAGATCGAGAAGAAGCGCAAGCGGCACCAGCCGACCCGCGCCGACACGCTGGACGACGCAAGCCCTCCGGGGAGGCGCGTGATGGGCACCCACGAATTCAAGGTCATGATCGGCAGCGAAGTCGCCGCCACCGTATCCGGTGATGATCGCGCTGCGGCGATCAACGAAGCGGCGCGCTACGCGATGATGTACGTCGCAGAAGGCTTCCAGGACGTCTCGATTACAGGCGTCGAGAAGGACGACTTCGACGCGATCACCGACACGCATGGCTGGCCAAAGACGGTGGTGCAGTGATGGGCATCATCTCAAGCAAGCTCCGAGCCAGCGCCAAGGGCCAGCCCTGCACCTTCGAGATTGCCGGAATCTGCAACCACAATCCCGAGACGACGGTGCTCTGCCACCTGCCGTCCGAGGTCAAGGGTGCCGGCAACAAGTCCGACGACTGGCATGCCGCCTTTGGCTGCTATGCCTGCCACGAGGCTATTGACCAGCACCGGCTCTCGAAAGAGGACGAGCTTTTCTACAGCTTCCGCGCCCTGCAGCGCACGCAACGCTACTGGATCGAGGCCGGCCTGATCGTCATCCCCGCCGATCTCAAGGCAACCGGCGCGCCCAAGACGCGGCCGAAGAAGAAATCCGCTTGGCCGTCCAAGGCCATCCCCTCCCGTCCATTTTCTGACAAGGCCGCTCGCGCGGCAGCGAGGACAGACACCCATGGCTGAGAAGATCAACGACGGCGATGCACTTCGGTACTTGGCGTATGTCTATGCCAAGGAAGAAGGCCAGCCCAACGCAGGATTCCGCAACACGCGGGAGGTTGCCGACTTCCTGCGGGTCAAGACGCCGACTGCCCGCAGGATCCTTGAGCGTCTTTTTGAGAAAGACTTGGTCATCGGCTACGATGGCCATCCCATCACGTGGTGCATCACCAACGAAGGTCGCGCCGAAGTCACCCGCTCCTCGTCTATGAGGAGTGGAGAATGAGCGTCCGCATCCTTGTCGGCGATTGCCGTGAACTCCTCCGCACGCTTCCCGATGCCAGTGTGCATTGCTGCGTGACCTCGCCGCCGTACTTCGGCCTGCGTGACTACGGCGTTCATGGGCAGATCGGTCTCGAAGAGACGCCCGATGCGTTTGTTGCCGAACTGGTCGCGGTGTTCAGCGAGGTTCGCCGCGTTCTCCGCGATGAAGGGACGCTGTGGCTTAATCTCGGCGATAGCTATGCCGGCTCTTGGGGGGCGCAATCCCGTGATCACGCTGGGAAACACTCCCCCAATGTCTCAGCGCTCAGCGCAAATCAAGTGAAGGCCGCCGCCCGCCGTCAGTCTCGGACAGGGGCCATACCTGAAGGTTCTGGCCTGAAACCTAAAGACCTGATCGGCATCCCATGGCGTGTAGCGTTCGCGCTGCAAGCAGATGGATGGTATCTGCGCCAGGATATCATCTGGTCTAAGCCCAATCCGATGCCGGAGAGCGTGCAGGACCGCTGCACCAAGGCGCATGAGTACATCTTCATGCTCTCGAAGTCGGTTCGCTATTTCTACGACATCGAGGCGATCAAAGAGCCGATGAGTTTGTCATCGGTCGGACGTCTCTCGCAAGACGTTGAATCTCAACAGGGCAGCGACCGCGTCCCCGGAAAGACGAACGGGCCAATGAAGGCTGTCGGGAAAATCGACAAACAGCGCGGCCACGGCAGGCGTCACGCCGGTTTCAATGACCGATGGGACGCGATGGAAAAGGCCGAGCAATGCGCGGGCATGCGCAACAAGCGTTCCGTCTGGAGCGTTGCGACCCAGCCCTTCAAAGAAGCGCATTTTGCCACCTTCCCGCCTGGCCTGGTTGAGCCCTGTATCAAGGCAGGGTGCCCCGAAGGTGGGACGGTACTTGACCCATTCGGCGGGGCAGGAACGACTGGCCTTGTCGCTGATCGCCTCCAGCGCAACGCGATCCTCACCGAACTCAACCCCGAATACGCCGAAATCGCCCGCCGTCGCTTGGCTGGAGATGCCGGCATGTTTGCAGAGGTGGCGTGATGACCCTCAACGCAAAGGCTCTGGAAGCGCTTCTCGCCGAGCGCATCGGGCAGGATTTCGAAGGCGAATGCCACCTTGCCGAGCATGAGGCGCGTCAGATCATGGCCGCTCTCTCCTCTCTACCCCATGCAGGGGTGAGTGAGACAGCCCTAGAAGCGGTGAAGCACGCCATCATCATTTCGATGCAGGGCTACGACTACGGGCGTGAAGAGCTTGACGAAGATATCGGCCCGGTCTTCCGGACAACATCGCAGCAGATAGCCCTTATTGAACAGCGGGCCGAAATCGCGGCCAAGCGCGTCATTGCAGTCCTCTCCCGCCAGCAAGAAGAGGCGGGGCGTCCATGCACATGTCACCCAGACGACAACCCGCCCAACCCCTGCGCTCGTCGCTATGCGCTGTCCGAGTGCCAGCAAGTAGAGGCGGTGCCGGTCGCGTGGCGCTGGCGCGGACCGAACGGCGGCTGGATTTACGACGACGAGAAACCCAAGGGTTGGCATTCGGAGCCCGTTTATACCCGCCCCGCCTCCCCCGTCCCCGCAGGCGCAGGAGAGCCGGGGGTCAAGGCGCTGGAGTGGATCGAAGCCGCAGGGTTAGGCGGCGGTCGCAAGCTGATCGCTTTTGATCCGTTCGGCAATGAGTTCACCCGACTGGACCTGAAGGCACAGTCGGTAGGAGAGATCGAGGTATTCAAAGCCGCCGCTCAGGCCGACTTCGCCAAAGCCATCCGCTATGCGCTAGCCCCCACTACAGCGCCAGTCTCAGCGCCTGTGGTCACGCCTGAGATGGTTGCAGCTGCAAAAGATGCCTATTGGCACGTTGTTCATCACGGCGAAGGCTACGGCGACGACTGCTACGAGGCCGCAATAGAAGCAGCGTTTGAGGTTGCGTTCGCCCGCTCCACGGCTGTGGTGGAGGGCAAGTAGATGGCTTGGGATCATCGCTACAGAATGCTTGAAGAAGGCGAAATCATCCAGATTGGGGACGAGGTTCTTACCGATAGCCATCTCGGCTGGCAGGAGGCAAAGCACGCGATAGGTCAGCCTGCGCCTAACCCGTATTACACGGCACACCGCATGTATCGCCGCGCTCTCGCCGCCCCTAGTGCCGGCGCTCCAGTCCCCGCCACAAGCAAGGCGAAGGGGAGCGAGTGATGTTCCTCTCGACAGAACAAACGCGCGCCGCACTCCACGGCATCGACAATCAGATATCATGGCGGCCGGTGGAACGCCCAGTTGGGCCACAACCCCTCCCCGCATGGCTGAAGGGCGCTGAGGTCAACTGGTACGAAGGGTATTCAAACTCTCCCTCCGTCCGGTTGATCGTCGAAGGCGACGTTCGGAACTGGAACGGGAAGCGCTTCCGCAAGGAAGGCAAGTTCTATCGGGCTTATCATGAAGATGGCCGGCTGGAGCAGTATGCCCATGCTGGCGCAATCTCTCCCACCGAACTTAGCCGCTTTCGTTCCGCTGACGGCACCATTCGCGAATATCGGCGCTCTGGTCCGGAGTTTGCCGAATGCGGCGACAAGGGTATGGGTCAGATGTGGGCGGGTGGCGCCTTCGTCGACTACGGCTATGAACCAGGCGAATGGGTCAAGGTCGTTCTACCGGCCACAACAGCACAGGAAGGCTTCGGCGGCGCGCACGTCCCCTTGGTGATGGAAGACGGGTCCGAGCTGATCCTTCGCGGACCTTGGCATGTCGGTTCTCCGGCTGGGTACACTGAAGTCTCCTATAGCCAGCGTGGAAATCGCTGGGGGCTTCGCGGCGGCCTCTTCGTGACGCTCGATCTGTTCACGCGGATCATGGCCAGATTCCAGGCCCATCTAGAGCTGTTGGAGGTTACCTACGGCGGCGCGACGACCATCGAGCCCATGAAGCCCGATTGGGATGCACCAAAACGGGTGATCTACGACCGTGAATGGCAGGCCCGCCGAGCCAGCTCCAAGGCAAAGGAGGGCTAGGGTATGCGCTTCCTCAGCCTTTGCTCTGGGATCGAAGCAGCCAGCGTCGCATGGGCGACGCTGGGCTGGAAGGCCGCGGCCTTTGCCGAGATCGAGGCATTCCCCTCGGCGGTCCTTGCTCACCACTATCCCGACGTTCCCAACCTCGGCGACATCACCAAATTCAAGGAGTGGCCCGATCTTGGCGCAATTGACCTTATTTGCGGAGGCACCCCGTGCCAGTCATTCTCGGTCGCAGGACTTCGCAAGGGCCTTGCTGACCCACGCGGCAACCTCGCTCTCACCTTCCTTGCAATCGTTGATCGATACCGGCCTCGCTACGTCGTCTGGGAGAATGTGCCTGGCGTCCTGTCATCCGACGGAGGACGGGATTTCGCTGCCTTCCTCGGGGGCTTGGGGCAGTTGGGGTACGGGTGGGCCTACCGGGTGCTGGACGCGCAGCATGTCCGAGTGGACGGGTTCCCTCGTGCCGTCCCGCAACGCCGACGCCGTGTGTTCGTTGTCGGATATCTTGGAGACTGGCGACGTGCCGCAGCGGTACTTTCTGAGCCCGAAAGCGTGCTCGGGCATACTCCGCCGCGCCGAGAAGCGGGGGAAGGAACTTCCGAGCCAACTGCACTCAGCGTTGCGCTCCGTGGCCGAGAAGGCGGCGGAACTGCAGAGCGCCAGCGAGGACAACGGGACGGGACGCGGGACACCGTTGGTGCCGGTCGCGTTCAATCCGAAGGCTGGCGGCAACCGGACCATTGGCAAAAGCTACCTCGATGACGGATCTAGCTACACGCTGGACACCGATTGCACGAGTGTTGCCGTCGCCTTCGACGCTCGTCAATCCGATGTCATCCAGTACGGCGACAAGACCGGCCCGCTGGACACTGACGGGCATACAACGGCGATCTGCCAAGGCTGGGCCGTCCGCCGCCTGACCCCGACCGAATGCGAGCGGCTGCAGGGCTTCCCGGGCGGCTACACCGCCATTCCCTACCGCGGCAAACCAGCCGCTGACGGTCCGCGCTACAAGGCGCTCGGCAACTCCTGGGCGGTCAATGTGGCGCGTTGGATCGGTCGCCGCATCGAAATGGTCGAGCAGATCGCGGCAGAACAGTTCAAAAGGAGGCAGCAGAGTGATGGCATCCGACACACCCCTAGTGGAGCGGCTGCGTGCCGAGAACGACGAGCTTCGCAAGTGTGCAGAAGCCGCCGAGGCGCGTATCACGAAGATGCTCGAGCTGGTTGACGCAGCAAGGCCCTTCGCTGCGCTTATCGATCGTCAGGACGCAACCGACGTGGCGTGGTTGGTGAAGCAGGGCGCGAACCCTGATGACCTCACCCGATACTCGCCCGACGAAGACAAGGTTCATTCGTCGGGTGAAATTCGCGGTGCGTTGTTCCTGACGCGCGGGGACTTTCGTCGACTTTCCGCAACCCTCCGCGCCCTCTCTCAGGAGCCATCGTCATGAGCGATGACATCGCGAAGCTGAAGCCATGCCCGTTTTGTGGCGGGAAAGCGAAACTGGCGACCTGCCGCGTTGCCGAGGATGAGGTTGCAACCTGGGCTGTTTGCACAAGCTGCGGCGCAACATCTAGCGAAACGAGTGACGCCTACCGCGACGTCGCTACGGCGGCAGCGATCTGGAACACCCGCGCACTCGACGACGCCAAGGATAAGCGAATAGCGGAACTGGAGGCGGCGCTTGAGCCATTCGCGGCCTTCTATGAAAAACGACACGCCCGCTATGTTCGGCGCGGCGGTTCCTTTGCTGGCTTTCCTGACAGCCACCCGTCATTCGATATCGACGCGGATAAGCGCGAACTGCCACTCGGTGTTTGGCGGGCTGCTGCTCGTCTTGTCCGCCCCTCACCCGAGGCAGAAGCCAATGAATAAGAGGGTGGAGACGCTGAGCGAAGACGCCAAATTCTTTGGGGCATCCATGTTCTCGCTCATGGAGCCCGGAGAGGGCAAGCTCACATTCAAGATGATTGAGAGTGTGCCATCGCCCCGGTCGCAGGCCGCGCTAGACGAACTAGTTGCCGCTGGGCTCGTTGCCGTTGAGCCCTTTAATCATCTGGGCGGCGTCGTCTACACGCCGTTGGTCACGTTCAAGCGTCCCGGCAAGGTCCCTGCTGGCGCGTGGCCGATCACGATCCCTCGCCCCGCCCCCGCACAGAAGGACCAGGCGGAATGACGCGGGCCGGGATCAAGAACGTATACACGCCGACGACCCTGGCGGAGCGCTGGGAGTGTTCGGAACGCCATGTTCGCAACCTAATTGCGGCCGGCGACTTGCGGGCCTTCCATCTTGGGGGCAAGCTGCTGCGAATTCGCGGCGAGGAAGTGGAGGCCTTCGAGTGCCAGACTGGCGCATTACCAGACTCAGAGGCCAGTTCGCCCTCACCTTCGAGCGAGGCGGAAAGCGCCACCGTTATACGCTCAACACCGATGATGCGAGCGAAGCTCAGCGCCTTGCGCCCGCCGTCTATGCGCAGCTAACGCGCCCGGCAGGCCGCAAGGTCGCCGACATCTGGGAGGCCTATCGCCAGGACAAGGCCGCCAAATCGATCGCCACCACCATGAAATACACATGGAAGGCGATCGAGCCACATTTCGGGCATCGAGACGGCGAAGATATCTCCAAGGTCGAATGCGAGGCCTACACCGCGGCCCGGCGCAAGCAGGGGCGATCTGACGGAGCCATCCATACTGAGTTGGGCCATCTTCGCACTGCGCTGGTGTGGGCCGTCAAGAACAAGATCATTTCCCACGCGCCAGACATCGACCGGCCGGCAAAGCCACAGCCAAAGGATCGGCACCTGACGCGTGACGAAGCGCGGAGGATGATCGCCGCGGCACCGCTGCCACATGTCCGGCTGGCCATGCATCTCATGCTGGCGACGGCAGCGCGCGTCTCGGCTGTCCTGGATCTGACCTGGGATCGCGTTGACTTCAAGCGCAGGCTCATCCACCTGATCGACCCGGAGAACAACGTGAACCGAAAGGGACGCGCCACAGTCCCTATGAACGACACGCTATTCGCCGCACTGCAGGAAGCACGCAAAGGTGGGTTGAGCGATTACGTGATCGAGTGGGGCGGCGAGCGCGTGAAGTCGATCAAGCGCAGCATCGGAACCGCGGCCACGGCAGCGGGGCTTGCGGATGTCTCGCCGCACGTGTTCCGCCACACCGCTGCCGTCTGGTTGGCAGAGGCCGGCATCCCAATATCGGAGATTGCCCAATATCTCGGCCACTCGAACCCGATCATCACCTATCGTGTCTATGCCAGGTACAGCCCGACGCACCTGCGGGGCGCCGCCAAAGCCCTGGAAATGGGAATTTACGAAGTTCCCGCTGGCACGCATGAACCTGCGAAGAAGAACACAGACAGAACCTGATGCCAAAGACGCCGGCTGCGAAGTGACCTTTTCCGGGATTCCCGCGGGGTTCAGTGGCGTCCCAAAAGTTTACACCGAAGATGTCGGCGGTTCGAGCCCGTCATCGCCCACCATCCTCCCGCTTGAAAAGATTGGATTTTTCGGCGCTTTGGATCAGATATACGAAGCGCCCGAAGGGTTCGATGAACCTGAACGTCATCGCCGCGTCCTCGCCCGCCGAACCGAATAGCGGTGCAGGTTCCAGCGGATCAGCATCATGATCAGCCAGTTCATCGCGGGATGCTTAGGCGTCCCGCCCCGGAACGACAGGAGTTGCGTCCTTTCCGCTGCTGATGACGCAGGCGGCCGTTCCTTGGCCGACAACCAGCGTCCAGGTCTTATTGGGGGACTGGAATAGGTAGGAGCGGATCGTGCCATCGCCCCGGTCATTAACACCCGACCATACGATTTCCTCGCCGTAGCGCTCCTTGAGCCTGTCAACCACGGTTGACAGATCGGTGCATTCTTGGGCTTGCGCCTTAGACGCGAGGAACAGCAGCCCGCCGATTGACAGGCAAACGCCGAGAGCGGCCACAAGCCGCGCAGACCGAGCAGTCATGTTGCACCCTATTTGTTGAGGATCTTGCTGAGGATTTGGACGATCAGCCACGCGCAGCCGAGGATCGGCAGGAGCAGCGCGGCCAGTTGGGAGATGTCCGCCAGCGACGGCATCCACCAGGGGCTGACAACAGCCCCAGCAGCAATGGTATTCGTCATTTTCTCCATCATGGGCGCCAGCGGCAGAGAGCCGCTCCCTTCTGGTTGTGGGAGAGGATTTCTGCCACTTGGGCGTCTGTCAGTTGGTCGACTTGCTCGGGCATGAGCCTGATTGGCCGGGATATGTCACAGAACGACCCTCGGGCCGTGGTGCAGCCGGCGAGCAGGAGGGCGAGGATCAGTGCTTTGCCCATTTCTTCAACTCGTCTCGATTGGAGGCTGGGGAGCGGCCGGCAATGGCGTCGTCGATTTCGTCGGCTATGTCGCGGGCCTTCAATTCCTCGGCGGCCCGCTTCGCCCGCTCGGCCTTCACGCCTGATTGGCGAGCCTTCCAGAGGGCAAGGAGGACGCCGGCCCCGCCGATCAGGTAGGGCAAGAACTTGGCGAGGAGGGAGAGGACGAGGGCAGTCATTTCGCCCGCTCCCGGTTCGGCACCAGCCAGACGAGGAAGGCCGTCACAGCCCCGACGATGGCGTTGGCGGTCACATCGTCCATGCCGAGGTCAAAGCCGGTGTAGGATCGAATGAAGGCCACCAGTGCCATGATCAGCGCGACCCAGAATTTCGCGTAACGCATGTCAGTTGCCCTTTCGAGAGAATGCCCAGGCGAGTGCCTTGGCGATGAGCTGGAGGAAGAAGCGGAAGCCCTTGGCGGGTTCGGCGGGGGTGGTGCCCAAATCGCGTGTTTTCGGCTCGGGCGCCTTGGGGATGCTGGGTTTCGGGGCGGTGCCCTCGCCTGTGTTCGGCGCGGCCATCTTCAGCGCCTCGGAGCGCACGCCAGCAACGCGAGAGGACCAACCCTTGCCGAAGGTGCCGAAGGTCTTCAGACGGCGCAGGAAGGCCATGCGTCGGTCGCAAAGATCATGGATGACTGCGGAGTGCGGCTTAGCTCGAACCGCTGCCAGCGTGGCCGGGCCGATACGGCCGTCTTGCACGACACCGGCAACACCCTGCAGGTACTTCGCCGCCCTGCCCGGTCCGCTGTTCACGGCGAAGTCGAACACGGCATAGTCGACGCCGTCGGGAAGCTCGGCGCCCCGCACCGCGTCCCAGTAGAAACGCCGGTAGACCGAGGCCACCTGCTCGTTGGTGATCTTGCGGAGATCGTCCTTGGTCGCACCCGGCTTCACGTAGCGGCGGAAGTTCGCCAGCGTGACGCCCTTCATGGTGGCGCCGCCGGGATCGGCCGGGTGATCCGACCAGCCGCCCTCATGTTTCAAGACGAGCGAAAGCGCCTGCGCGAAGTTGCGGTCCATGGTGCATTCCTTCGGTTGTAAGGGGGTCAGGCCTTGGCAGGCTCCAAGGCGGTAATTCTCGCCTCGTGGTCCTTGAGCTTCAGCCACATGGCGTTGCAGACAATGGCCAGCATTTCCATGGCCAGCCACTTGCGGGAGAACATCTCCCCCATGCAGAGACCATTGTGCTCCCAGTCCAACTGTGTCGGCATGCCCGGCAGTGCCTCATCAGCCCGCATCTTGGCGAAATACTGCTCAGGGTCGCGAGGATCGAAGCCGGCATCACACATCGCCTTGAAGATGCGCGCCGTTCGATGGATGCGCGAGACGGTTTGCGCTGGCGTCACCACTTCTTCCACGACCGGATGTTCGACCACATCAATGCCGTTGCCAAACTCGTCCCATACGGGCTCAAGGTCAATTTTCTGCACCCGCTCAGTGACGATTACCGTTCGACGGACAAGGCCGTCTTCTGTCTGCTCGTCAATGGTGCGCTTGACCTGCTTTTCGATCATCACAGGGATGGTTTCTCTGACCTCTGGGATGATCAGGTCGGGCACCATGGCGTCCCATTTTTCGAGATCGATACCTCCCTTGGTGCGGAACTCTTCGGCCATCGCCATACAGGTCAGTAGAACGTTGTCGTCGTAGACGGCGCCGAAGTTGATGGTGTTGTTACCCTTGTCGCCACCTGTGGCCGAGGCATGATAAATGCCCCCCCCGACTTGCATACGATTCGCAAGAGTGCCCGCCTGAAAGGTGGCAAACCTGTAATCAGCGGTTTCCGCGCCGTTGGCATCTTGGATGCAAACGACCGTCATCTCTCCAAAAGCTTGATTGTTTGCGGCATCGTCCGTTCCTCGGAAAACGATGCGTCCAACAACGGCATTATCGCCGTGTGCGTCGGCTCTCCGAACCTGTATGTCGCCAAAAGTTCCTGTAGCCTGGACCGTCAATGCACCACCACTGAACGTCGGCGAAGTGTCCAGTAGCGGCACTGTGCTGCCAGATGTGCCCGTGTTCTGGGTTGCTGCGGTGCCAAGCCCGAGTGTTGTCCTCTGGGCGGCTGCATTCGCATCATCCACCAGCGCCCTGCCGGCCGATGTGAATGTCGCCAGCGCTGCTGTACCGGAACCGGTGAAATATGGGAGGCTGTCGGCGGCAGAAGTCAGCCCAGCAATCGCGGTCAATTCCGCGTCCAGCGGCTGGAACCCAAACGCATTGCCAATCTCGACAGCCGGCACGCCATAGACCTGATTGCCGATCACGATGGCAAGGCTGGTCTGGGTCAAGTCGCTAGGCGCCCTGACGCGGGGGATGTTCGGTTGCTGCATTAGGGATACCTGCAAGTAGATCGCCGCAGGCTAGCTGCGCGCTCAGTCCGATTTATCGTGAGGTAGCTCGCGGCGCTCAAGTTCGCGCTCAAGGGCTTCGCGGATGAACTCGGCGCGCTTGTTTTTGCCGACAATGGCGTCAATCCGATCCGGCATGTCTTCCGGCAGTCGGACGAGTACTGGCTTCACGTTGAGTGGCGGACGTCCCATTCGGTTGGGACTAACTGATGCCGATGTATTGGTCAAACCTTCACCATAAACGATATCGCTTATTGACGTTTGTTCTTATAAGCGATATCACTTATGTCTTCGATTGTCCAGATTGGAGACACCACATGTCCCGCCTCTTGCTAGCTACCCCGCTCCTTTTCATGCCTACATTGGTTTTGAGCAACTGCGTGGCGCCGCACGCTCCCGTGACGCAATCGGCACACCTCAGCGAGCGCGATTCTTCGCCGCGTAGCCGGCCAGACACTCCAAAGAGCAGCGGCGCGCCCACTGAAGACGATGGGTCGGCTCCGTGGTGAGCCGCGAGTAGCTCAGCGGGTCTAATTGAAAGAGTCTAGGCTAACTGATACATTTCTGTAATGAAACAGGCGCTTGTTATCGGGGTGCTTTTTGCTGCTTGCGTAGGCGCGCAGGCTGGCGAGGAAATCAAGCCAGAATGGAACCCTCCGGCCCGGTATGATCACCCCTTTAACGGCGCGGTTGATGTTCAGTATCTGCCACAGCCCCAAGTCATCATCGAATGTGCCAAGTTGTTTAAAGATCACAAGATCAAGGATACGGCGGCCTACACCCAGCGCGGTTGCTCGGCCGTCACGAATCCCAATACTTGCAAGATGTTCATCGTAGACAGCCCTTATCGTGGGGCTACGCCGGAGGCGATAAAGCGCCACGAAATTGGACACTGCAACGGCTGGCCCGCCAATCATCCAGACTGAAATAGGGAGAACCCGAATGCGCATGCTTCCCTTGGTTTGTCTGTCTTCCCTGCTTTCAGGGTGTATGGTCTGGCCCAAGCCGGTCGATGAAGTTCAGGTTCGGCAGCCAATTGTTGTAGCCCCCAAGCCCGTTGTTGCGAAGAAAGCTGCGCCAGTTGTTCGCAAGCCCGTTATTACACAGATGCCTGCCAGCGAACGAGGCGAAGGCGGCGGTGGCTGGGATCAGTGATCGTCAAGACCGCGAGAATGACGCGACAACGGCAACATTGACGCCGTTTTCCGACGTAGCAGTCCATGGAGATACAGAAACGGCGCGGGCGGTTTCAGCCAACATACCTATATCCCAACCAACCGTGCGCCGCTTGCCGGCGCTATCTGTCGAGTCGCTCCCTCTCTCCGTAACGCCGGCCCAAGAGAGTTCACTCGCCACGCCGCGCGATGCGAATCCTAGCAACAGGCCACTTTGGGGAATATTTAGGGACATCGGCATGGGGTCAATTAAATCATTCGAAAAATCGGTAGCGTGGGCGCTCCCGCAATTGTAGCCAGAGACACGCAAAACGATGATGCTTGTGGCAAGCCCAGCCCAAGAAACGGCTACCGTTCCAGATATTCCTGAGGGCTGGGCCACAAACATGGCAGACCCAATTGCAGTTCCCGAGCCGGTGCCGATGGAGCGTGCGACTGTGCGGGTGGCGGCTATACCGCCAATCGTTGCCGTGGGGGAGTGGCCAGGATTAGATGCCGTGTTACCATGGGTTGCCAATACAACGACCCAACTGTCTAGCCATGAGTCACCGAAGCTAACTGTCGCGTGACTGGTTGCAGCCGTCGTGCGGTTGTCTGTTACCTCCACTGGTTCGCGAGCCCAAGAGGCTGTCGGCGGCATCCAGAACACAGCCATTACTGCATAGCCTGAATAGAGAGCAACGAGCCAGCATCACCGACCGAGCAGGAACAGCGGAACTTGTGCCCGTTGGTCGTCGTGAAGACGCTGCCGGACACCTTTGTCCATCCCGAGGTCGTGATTGTGCCCGCCGAGCCGTTGTTGGTGATGTCAAGGGTGTAGAACCCATTGTTCGAGCCGGGGGCCAAGGTGTGCGCACCACCGTTGGTGTAATGCTGCATAGGGCGGTCGCCAGGATCGGGTGTAACGGTGCCCGTGGTGATCGTGCCAAGCGACAGGGAAGTGATGCGTGCGCCGCCAGTAATTACTTGGTCGGCAACATCGTTTCCGAACTCGACGCCTGCCTTCTGGAAGCCAGTGGCGTTGATCTTCCCGGCGCCTGGATCCCCTCCGGTAGCGCCCTCCATATAGAAGCCGGCGGCTATATGGGCGCGGAAGGACAGGGTGCCAGACCGGATGGTGATAAAGCGCAGAGTGGCGCTTTCGGCGGTATCTGTCGGGCTGTTCAGAACAGTATCGATTGTCGCATATCGCGTGTCGTTGCCCCCAGAATCCCGTGCCCGCCAGTTGATCATGCTGAGGTTGTCGGACACGGCAGGTGACGCCGAGTCGCGGAAAAGAACGAGATCTGGCCCCGAGCCCGCACCCGCCTCCGTGCTGGTGACAGTGAGCAACGTGCCCGCAGACGTGCTCGTGATGGTCATGGCGTTGGTATCGGCAATGGTCACGCCCGATGTCTGGAGCGCGCCGGCAACACCGTCAAAACGGGGCACAGTGTTATCGACAGACACGCCCACCGTGAGCGTAACCGTGGTCGAGAACGTCTTGATCTGCGCCATCATCTCGCGGACAATGTTGTCGACTTGCGACGGTGTCGTAACAGCGCCGTCAATGGGGATTGAGTTGATGTCCGTGTTGTTCGCTGCAACAGTATCCCAATCGGAAACCTGTAATTTAGCCATTAATACAAGCCTCCTTGGCCCTTGCTGATGGCGTCCGCGGCCCTGGGCGAAATTTCGCGCATCTGTCGGTCGGTGAGATTGCTTTCGCGCCCGCCGAGGGCTCCACGCGTGCCGGTCGGAGCATTTGGGAAGGCCCCGCCGCGCTGCGGGTTGGCGAACGTCATATTCATCATGCCGTAGGGCGTCATGACGTTGCGGTTGAAGGTGCCGATGCCGAGCGCGTCGAGCGGGTTGCGGCCCTTGGCGAGTTCGGCTCCGATCAGGCCACCGGCAATCGCGCCGATTGGCCCGAGCATTCCGCCGAGTGCCGACCCGGCCATGCCACCAAGCCCGCCCCGAACCATCTCGCCCATGCGGGATTGCGGCTGCGAGATGCCGAAGCCGGGAGATTGGACGCCCTGGCCGTCGAGCGGCCCGGAGACGCCCGGAGAGCCGAACGAAGCCGCCTGGGAGCCATTGGGCAGCGTCGTGGTGCGGGCGCCAAACTTATTCTCCACCGTCGTGCGGCCGAACTGGTCAGCCGAGACAATGCTGCCGTCTGAGGCGACGCCGCGCGCGGCCTGCCCGTTATAGACATCCATTGCGGTCGGCTGCCTCGGAGCCGGAGGGGCTGCCGGGAACTCCTGAACCGGCGACGGGAGCCGTTGCACCTGCATCGGGGCGGGCTGCGGGACGGCCGGAGGAGGAGCGGTGGGAACCGGAGATGCCGGAACGAATGTCGGCATGGTCGGCTTCGGGCCGAACGTCTGAGCCGGCGAGATCGGAACCGAGGAGGTGAGCAGACCAGCGGAAGGCGGTGGCGTCAGCGGCGCGGCAATGCGGGACTGTGCGTACTGCTGGTAGGCGTTCACCTGCTTCGGGCTGAGTGCTGGCGCAGCCGGTGGCGCAAGATTGCCGCGCGGGATGTTGTTCATTGAATTCACGGGTGCGGCAGGCCGCGCCGGAACCGGGTCAACCGGCGCATAGCCCCGCGTGTTGGCGTAGTCCTGATAAGCCGCGACCTGATTTCGCGACAGGGGCCCGACCGGCTGCAACGGGGCGCGCTCGATCTTCCCGAGCGGGGCCGCGAATGTCTGCGCCGGCAACTGCGTGCGGCCACCAGCCGGGAGAGCCCCGAGCGTGGCGGCAAGACGCATGCTCTGTGCATTCGGGGCAACAGCTCGAGCCGAAACCGTCTGGAAGCGCTGCGGCGGCAGCGGGGCACCAGCCAGGTCAACGCCTGCCATGTCCCAAGCGCGCTGGATCTCCCCCCACGATTTGGTCGGCTGTCCATATTCCTTCGGCGCGCTCGGCAGAGACGCCCATTCTGGCCCCACGGCGTTGATGAAGCCGCGCAGATCGCCGTTGACCAGCGCATTGAGGCCGTTGCGTCCATCGATCAGCGCCAGGGCGGCGATGTCCTGCGCGCGCGGGCCGAAGTTGGTCAGCCCCAGCTTGGAAGCGACCGAATTCCACGTCCCCTTGAGGAACTGGTATGCCCCCGCAGCTGTCGTCTTCTGCCTGCGCCCGTTGGCCGTGAACGACTTGCTTGTCCCCGGGTGCCACGACAGATCGCGAATATGGGAAAAGCCGTAGCCGACCGAATAAGGGTCCGCCCGCCGCGCCGTGCCTTCGGCGCTCCTGATGACGGAGAGCCCGCGCTGGACGTTCGGGTTCTCAAGCAGCGTTTCGTAATAGCTGGCGCTGCCGGGGACCGTAGTCGCCCTGCTCGGGTATGATCGGTTTGCCAAGGCGAAACCTCATGTGGTATTTCTGAAGGGATGGAGAAACCAGAGCAGCCGCTGATTGAGCATGACCCCGACGAATCCCGCGCCGAAGACGGCAGTTTGCCCGCCGGCTATGTGATCGGTCTGTTCGGCATTTCGGCTGCCGGCTATCTGTCCCGTAACAACCTCCCGCCGATGGACTGGCGGGATTACATCGCCTTTGGCGTGTTCATCGCCCTACTGGTTTGGTGCTTCCGCCCGCGCCGCATTCGCCCCGTAGGCTACGCCGAAAGCCATGAGCGCACGCGTCAGAGCCTCGCGTTTCGACTTGGCAAGAAGCTGAACCGTATTCTGCACCATCGGCGCCGGAACACCGCCGCTCGCGATTAGGTTGACCAGCTCGGCAACCGATTTCCGCGACAGGTGCTCTGCCGTCTTCTTTGCGCCGAAGCCCATCACCATGGCGGGAATGGCCACCTGCGGAGCCGCCACAGCACCACCAAGCCCGAGAGCCGCCATAAGCCCGTTGCCCTGCGGCGAAATCTTGCCGGCGAGCCTGAGGGCATTCTGCGTCTTTGACCCGAGCACAGCTTTCCGTGCCGCGTCCTTTTCGGCGGCCGAGAACCCGCGCCCCATCGTTTCGCTTGTCAGCAGGCGCTTGATCTGCTGGCGGGTGGCGTTTTCGACATTACCACCTGAGCCCGTCGAACCCGCATTGAGCGCCGCACGGTCCATAAGCCCCTCGACAGTCTCCAGCTTGCGCGCCCGCCCCCAAAGGCTGCGCGCTTCCTGAATGGCCTCTGCCCCCGCCTTGGGGTTGCCCATCAGCACCGTTGCCGGGTCGGCCGCATTCACCATCTCATCAATCCGCCCAATGATCTGGGTCAGCACCTTGTTGTTGGACTGGTTGCCAGGGATGAACCCATTGCTGGCCACCTTGCGCAGCGTATCGAGGCCCTTGAACGTGACGTTTCCGTTCTTCATGTCACGGAGACGTTTCAGGACGGCCATCGCGCCAGGTTCGTTTGCCGGGTCGAAACCATGGGTGGTCAGATCATCCACGACATTGCGCGTGAGCCTGTCCACACCCGTCTTGTTGAAGACAACACCCGCCGCGTCAGCCTTCCTGTAGGCGGCATTGGAAGCAGCCTTTAGGTCATCAACGCTCAACTGTGCGGGTTTTGGATTGAACCTACCGGCAATCTTGTCAATGCCCTTCGCAAAGCCTTCGCCTAAGAGATTGCCACCAACGCCCGCAAGGCTGCCAACAAGTGCGCCTGTGCCGATGTCCTGGTCATTGCCGGCAGCAGTCAAGGCGCCATAGCCGGCCCCTTCTGCCCCCATCAGCGCCGTGCGGGCGCCGAGGCCCTTGGCGCCCGTCATCGCCGCCGTGCCGCCACGCCCTGCCAGCGTGAGGCCCTTGCTGGCGAGCCCCATCGGAGCGGCAACGCCGCCTGCAATTTCGGCTGCTACACCAGCTCCACCGGCACGGTTGCGGGCTCCCTGCGTCAAGCGACGCTGTTCGGCCAGTTCGTCCTCATAGGATTTGCCGGTGAACAGCGAGCGGGCACCTGCGGCGGCTTTGTCGCCGAACCCGAATGTCGCGCCATTCGCTGCCAGTTGGAGCGTATCGGACGCGGCCACGAGCGGCTTTTGCCACTCCGGCAGCGCGTCATACTGTGCCTTCGCCGGGTTCTGCGTGATGGCGGACAACTCGGCCAAGCCCTGCTGCATCTCGGGCGATGCCGGAGCAGTCTGGGTCTCACGGAAATTCCGCACGTCATCCAGGCTCACGCCTTCGGAGGCAATGTAGCCGTCAATGTCCTCCTCCGGCGCGCCTTGGGCGGCCATCTTGCGGACGTTGTTCTTGATGCGCGCGAGATCGGCCATCAGTCGAGCCCGTATTTGGTCTTGTAGTCAACGGCACCACCGCCGCCCTGCCCGGCCTGCTGCCGCGCACGAGTCAAGCCAGCCTTGATGACGTCCTCAAGGTCGGTGATCGCTCGCACATAGTCGGCATCGCTGAGGCGCTGATTGCGGAGGCGCGAAATCGCGTCCGTGGCCTTCTGGCCCTCAATCTCGGTGATCTGGCCACCGCCCTTGAGCATCTGGAAGGCCTGGAGGAAAGACTGCCCCTGCGTCTGGTCGACCAGTGACTGGAAATCGACCTGATCGGACGTGCGCGACGGCAGCATACCCTCGACGAAGCCGGTGGATCCGGCACGACCAGGATGGGTCTTCATGCGCTCAAGCACGCCAAGCGTCTGGGCAGCGTTCTGCTCGACGCGCGGCAGGTCGAACGAAGCTTCACCCTGTGCCTTGCCCGCCGCACCGCCACGACCGGTGTCAAAGGCCTTCTGATATGGCCCGACCGGCGTAAGGCCCTGCGGCATTTCAGAGCGGATGACGCGGCCGTCCTTGGTTGCCTGTCCGATAACCGGGTTGCCGTTTTCATCCTGAAGCCAGACGGGCTGCAGGCCTGCAACACCTTCGGATCCGCCACCGGGAGCTGACACCCATTCGCCGGTTTCGGAGTTGAACAGGTTGCCGCCGCCAGCATTGATATAGCCCTGCCCCTTCTGGGCCTTGCGAGCTTCGAGGAACATCTTGTAGGCGTCGCCCGGCTGAAGGGCTCCGGCCTCGACCGCTTGGGCATATTCGGGTGCCTGCTGGCGGAGGAAGTCCAGCGTCTTGTTCTTCTGGGCGGTCTGCGCCTGCAACTCGCGCTGCTTTACGATGCCCTGACCCATTGCGCCGAATGCGTTGGCGAAGTTCTGGCTATTGCCCTGATTGCTAAGAAGCGCGGCGGCGGCGGGAAGTGCCACCTCGGGCGCAAGCAGGCCACCAAGGCCCATGGGCTGGGTGGAGCCCGGAACCTGTGCGCGCTGGCCGAAAAGGGCATCGAGAAGACCAGCCATTAGCGCCTCCTCGCGCCCGTGATACCGGGCTTCTTGGGTTCAGGCGTCGCCACCGGGGGCACAAAGCCCCTCTGCGAGAAATCCGGGATCGTCATCGGCTTGTAGATGCTCGACAGGTAGCCCATGAGGTCGGCCGGCTGCTGGCCGTAGCCCATGGCGAGCTGGTCAGCCAATGCCTGCTGCATGCCGGGCATGAACGGCTGGACCGTCATCATCGGCTGTTGTGGCGTCGGAGTGGTGGCCTTGCTGTCGGTGGTGGGTTTCTTCGAACTGCCGCCCATCTATTTGAATCCTCTACGTTTCCATGCTAGAAACGACGAACGCGCCGAAGGGCTGGCACCCAACGACGCGCTCTAACCAAGCCAACCTGATGAGAGGTCGAAATGGCTATTTCTCGTTTATGCTCAGTTCCCGATTGCGGCAAGCCTACGCGCGGCAGCCGCCGATTTTGCTCACCACATGAGCACCGTTTCCATCGCTACGGAGACCCGCTGGCAGGTGGCCGAGAGATGGGTTTGCCAACAAGGCATTTTGAAGAAGTAGTGCTGCCGTATAAGGGCAATGACTGCATCGAATGGCCATTCTTCCGGATGAAATCCGGGTACGGCCAGATCAGTTACAAAAGACGAAAGATCCTCGTCCACCGTCTTGTTTGCGAGATTACTCACGGCCCAGCTCCAACTGGCAAGCATGTGGCCGCGCACAATTGCGGCAACGCCACGTGCGTAAACCCTCAGCATATCCGATGGGCAACTCAGGGCGAGAACCTCGATGACCGTTACATCCACGGGACAATCCCGCTCGGCGAAAATCACTGTTTCGCCAAGCTGACAGTCGGAGATGTCAAGATGATCCGATGCCTTCTTGATAACGGCTTCCGGCAGGACGCCATTGGTAGACGGTTCGGCGTCACCCAAGCCGCTGTCAGGGGCATTAAAACCGGCAAGAGTTGGGGATGGCTCCCCTAGATTTTCCCCCCACCCCTTAAGAGGCTTGCGCCACCTAGGCCCGCGCCCAAAACGTTGGAAAATGTGCTATTCGGACCTTGGGCGGTAGCCGTCGAGGTTCCGAGGTTCCCTCCGCCTGACGCAATGCCTTGCAACGCGGTGAGATTAGCCAATGGCGCGTTGGCGCTTTCCTGCGCAATCCTGAGCTGATCATTCAGTGTGCGGCCGGCAAGGTCTTCGTACATTGAGCCGACCTGGAGCAGCGGGCTGTAGGCGGACTGTGCGCCCTGATAGGCGTCGCCCAGGTTGTTCATGCCTTGCTGGCCAGCATTGAAAAGCGCCGATTGCGCGGCATCCTTGCGGTTCTGGAAGTTCTGATATTCGCCGTAATCGAGATCGGCGGCAACATCGCCAACCGCCCGCGAAACGGCGCCCTGATGCGTACCCGAGCCATATCGGCCGGCACCGGACGCGTTGAGGTTTGCCGCATTGGCCGCTGCGTCCATGGCGCGCTGGCGAATGCTGGCAAAAGCCGGATTGGCGTTGATATCGAACTCGCCTGTCGCGGTGTCACGAATGCCGGAAAGCGCCGCCTGCTGCGGGTCGTTGAAGCCGCCAGCACCGATGATGTCCTGGAACTGCCCGGAGAGCCCTTGCCCGCCCGTATTGGCCTGCCCGAGCGACTGGAGGCCGCCCATGGCCTGCGCCGTCTGCTGGGCGTAAGGGACGACCGTTGACATGGTGTTGGGCCGAACGAGTCCGCCGTTATTGTACAGGCTCAGCGCATCGCCCATGCTCCGGTCGAGCAATGGCGCAGCGGCCTTGTATGGCTGATTGCTCGTCGTAGTCGTCTGCTTGTTGCTGCCGCCCATTATCGGTCCTTCCAGCGAATGAAGCCGACCGGATCAAGCCGCTTGCGTGCCATGATCTGGTTGCCGTCCTTGTCCATCACGCCGATGTCGATGAGTTCGTGGTCTTCGAAGACCGTGCGGGCGAGGTAGTCTTCGGCGTTCACGTTCTGGTCGATGTCAGCCCCCCGCGGGCGCACGAAGTAGGTCTTGCTCATATGCGTTCCTCGTAGGTAATTCGCAGTTTCTTCGTGTGCGGGAAAATCTTGGTCCATCCCTCGCGACCGTCAGCGACCAGCGAGGCCGCGCCACAATCCCGGGCAACCTTCTTCACCATCTCGTGGAGATCGGGCATCCACTCGGCCATGCCCTTGCCGTAGAGGGCCATGCAGCGGAATTTCGGCCCGGATTTCCACACTTCCGGCTTCCAGACTGTCGCGGCCTTCACCTCATCGCCTTCATGGACTACGAACAGGAAGCAGTGGCCGGCACGACAGCCCACCCAGAGGTCACCTACAGTCAGATCGCCACCGAAGCGGTCGGAGGCCCGTTGAAACCCATCCACTACCTGCGGCCATATCTGATCGACCATATGAACCGGAACGAGGACGGTGTTCACGCTTCTCCCGATGGCTGGAACTCCACAGAGACGCCGTGCAGGTGATCCCAATCGGTTCCCGCTGGGATGTTCACCCGGAAACGATGGAACTTCGCATCGGAACGGAACGGCACCAGCCCGGTCCTGCTCGAGCGCGTATTGGCCGTGGACCACGACAGCGTACCATCGGCCACCTGGGTCGCCCCAACCTGCATGGTGTAGGTCGGGGCATCACTCTTGAGTTTGGCTCCCGAGACGAATGACCCTGTTTCAGGCGTCAATTCCGTGGTTGCCGTCTCAACCGTCGCCGCAGCAGGCGTGCCGGCGAACAGCGATAGCTTGTTGGACGAGGTGAACGCCCCGAAGGTAATGCGCCCGCCCTTGAACTGGCGGCTGTCCAACGGAATGTTGATCTGGTCGAGCGTGCCAAGCGAATCCAGATCGTTCAGCACGGAACCAATCGACACGGCGGACACCAGCACAATCGGAGCCGCATCGGCCCTGCACCAGCGATCAAGTTGCCAGTGCCAGCCCAGCATCTTGTAGGTGTTGTTCTGGTCCTGATACCGGATCCAGACGATTTTCTGCGATGGGTCGGCAATCCCCTGCACTTCCCCCAGCTTGTCGAGGTTCACGTCCTTGAAGAAATAATCGTCGACCCGCTCGGCCCCAATCGGGCGATGCTCGTCCCCGACATAGAACCCCGTCTCGTTGAGGTAGAAATACGCCTCCCCGCCGAACGGAATGACAGCCAACGGTGCCACCGCTCCCCGGCTCGCGTCGATGTCCTGCATCTGGAACGAATACTGATTGCCGGGCGTGAAGATCAGCCGCCGCTTGCAGCGGCGCTGGATGATCCTGGCACCGCCTGTATTCGACATGATGGCGACAATCTCATCACCATCCGCGATCTGCTGCCGGTCGCTATCGCCCGCGACGCCCGTGACCGTCCAGTTGGTCGGATCGTCGATCTTCGAATGCTGCCAATCCTGAGGGAATTCATCCGCGCCAACCTTGAGATAGGCGAGGAAAAGGAAGTCCCCGACCGTCTCGATATATTTAGCCCTCGGGGGCGAACCCGGCGCATCCGCAAACACCGTCCCAGTGTCCACATCAAAGACCTGCAGAGGGTCATTGATATTCGTGAGATAGAGTTTTGTCCCGTATCGCTCGGCCTGCCACAGGTCGCTGTCAGCCGGCCCCGTGTAGTTGGCGAGGGCTTGTACGGTCACATTGTCGATGTTCAGCGTCGTGGAGCCGACCGCCTCAAACCCAAACGTATTGTTGCCGGTTACCGCTGTCAGATACTCGGTGTAGGTTCCGTTGGCCGTGCGGGTTGTGCCGTTTACCGAGGTGCCGCCAGAAATGACTGCCCTGACCCCGCCAGCCGTAAAGCCGGACACGGTGTACACGACCTTGTAGATCGTGCCTGCTGTAAAGGCCTGGGATTGACGCAGGCCAAGCCCATTCGCAACAGCCGTGAACGTCGCAACGCCAGCCGCAATTGTGACCCCGGCGTCCTTCGTCCAGTCCGTGTCCGCGTCGAATGTTCCATTCACAGCCTGGCTGGCCGAAAGCTTCGATACGTGATCCCAACCGCCAGAACTGTTGAGCTTGTAAATCTTGGTCTTGGTGGCCGCGATGAAGCCGAATGAGCCAGTGGTGTTGCGATACCACCATGCGCCATAGCACTGCGCAGCCAGCGCCGATGACAGGTCGGAAAGCTGCGGCATCGGCCCCCAGCCGACAGAGGTCGGCAGGACGTTCGTGGCCACTTCCGTCGAGACTGCCGAGAATGGGCCTTTGTCTGGCTCAAGCGGCGGGAATGGGATCACCACACCGCTCCCGGCAGGGTGACCCCGGCATTGCCGAACTTGGCGCGGTTATCCAACGCGGCAATCGTGTCGATATAGGTTTCGACCCACTTCGTCTCCCGAAGCAGAACCGCGTCATTCTTCACGAACTCCGCCGCATAGAGCAGGCAGGTGTGCAGGTAGAGCGTCGGGTGCGCCGCCAGAAGCCAGTTCGACGTGTTCGAATCGGAAAGCGCCGGCACCTTCTGGTAATAGGTCAGTTCGATGTTGTTCGATGACAGCGGCAGCGCCGTGAGGCTCGATCCCACGATCATGAAATGGCACGAAAGCCCACTCGCGCGCGTCGGATAGAGCCCATCGGCGGCGTCTTCCGTGATGTAGTCGAGCCGGCGCCGGATCGAGGCCAGTTCCACGACACGCTTGTATTCGAGATAATCACTCGGCAGCGTGCAGACGTTGCTGGCTGGCACAAGGCTGGTCGTCGCCTCCATCTGCCGGCAGCGCAACTTGGCGTTAAGCAGGGCCTCCGCCAGATCGATGAAGTCATCTGCGTAGGTGGAAAGGTCCGAGCGGTCGAGAAACCATGCCGGGATCGCCGTCTTAAGCTCGGAATAAGACGTGATCATCTAATTTGCCCGCGAAAGGTGCGATACGGCCGATTGTCTGGGTTATCAAGCCACCACTTCAGATGATCGCGGTCCCCCTCGCGGATCTTGGCGGCCAGGTCCGCATAGAACTTGTTCAGGGGCACCCGGGCGACGACCTTGCCGTCTCCGAACCGCTTGCCGTAACTGTCGTTGAACTCCTGCTGGTTCAGGGCAATGAGTTCTTCGTCGGCCAGATATTCGGTCTTGAGAATGTACCTGTCCGCATCGATCCACAGGCGCGACCGGATGTAGTCGGGCGTGACCTCGACCACCTCCCAATCGCCGCCGTGAATGTCGCGGGGGTCAAGCGGGGAGTTCATCCGCGCGCTCCGCAAGGCGCTTGCCGATAAGGGCCTTGGCCTCGTCAATCGGCAGTCTCAGCACGGTCCCGGACCAGATCTTGTCCGAGAACCCAGCGCCCGGGTAGGGTGAGGGCCGCTGCTCGCCCTCCACGAAACGGGCAGGCTCGACCACGATCATCTGGCCGGCGGCGTTTTTCTTCTCGACCGCAGCCCTGTGGTGGCCGACGATTTCGAACAGGCCCTTGGGCACGTAGTTCTTGAGCAGGTGAACGGGAAAGAGGTCGGATTTCGGGGGCATGGATTGCTCCGTTTGAAAGGGAAAGGGCGGCCCGGAGACCGCCCCTTATTGCTTTGGTGTGTCGGATTAGACCGCCGCGCTGAACGGCGTGGCCTCGACGCCCGAGGACACGAGCGAGCCGGTGACCGCCCATGTGTCGGCTGCAATGTCCGTCAGCTGGACATAGGAGCCCTTGATGCCGCCCGTCGTCGTGCCGTTCATCGTGATGGTATCGGACGTGGTGGTCGTCGGGCAGGTGACGCCCGCAATGTCCGAAGCCACCATGACGGCGCCCTGGATGATGTTGTTGGCATCGGGCACCGCGATGATGTAGTTGTTCGAGGTGACCGTGGTCCCAACGACAAGGTAGAAATACGCCCCGGAGCCAGTGGCGTCCGGGAGCGTGATGGTCAGGCCGGCGGCGGCGTTGAGGACCAGCATCGCCCCGTTGCCGTGACGCTCTTCCGTCAGGGTGGTGGAGGCGGTGATGCTGATGGGCTGAAGGGGATAAGCCATTGTCTTTCTCCTTAGGTCGAAGCCGTCAGGCCGAACAGGTCGGCGGCAACGCCATGCGCAGCCTCGTTGTTGACCACCAGGGAATACTCGGTGACGAGCACGCGCTTCTGCGCATCGCCGGTCACCGCGGGCTTCTTCAGATCGATGTCACGGAGGACACCGAGCTTCACCATCTTGGGGTCGATGAGGAAGGCATTGCGGGCGATGGAGGCACCGGCACGAGCCATCTGGCGGTTCGGAACGACGCTGATTTCGCCGAAGTCCGACAGATAGATGTCAGCCGCCGCGACGATGGTCGTCTGGCCCTTGCCCTTGGCCGCGTAGCGCTGCTGCGCCACGTTGGTGTCAGACATGAAGGTCGAGAAGACCGTCTTCACGTAGGGCGACGTCATCAGGACGTTCGGATTGCCGCCCGCGTTGTAGGCGGACAGAATCGTCGCATCCAGAATGGCCTTGGTGAAGGCGCGCTGCGTGCCGTTGGTGGCGGCGTCGACAACACCGGTCGAGGTATTGAAGCCGCCGGAAGCGCCACCAGCACCCATGTTGTCGTTGGTCGCCAGCCAGGCGCGGAAGCCACCGGCCTTGCGGTTGCTGGCACCATTGCCCGAACCGGCCGAAGACGCCTGATTGCTCAGGCAGATGACTTCCATGTCGGTGCGGAGTTCGACGCCCTTCTTGGCGACTTCGCGGGCGAGCTCCGACTTGCGGCCCGCCTTCGAAACCACTTCCTGGGTCTCGGAGACGATGATGCGCTTGTCGGAGATCTGGGCGTAGTTGCCGACGCGAACGGTCGGGGTGATCGCGTCATACGTCCAGTCGTTGCCTTCCGGCTGGTTGTTGTTCGCATCCGGCGAGGCAAGCGCGTCGGTCTGCCATTCCGGGTGGACGCCCTCGATCGACTTGCGGCCGATGAGAGACAGGAAGGGGGTTTCCTCCGGCGTGATCTGATAGATCTTGTCCGCCAGGGTCTCCCGATTACCTACGGCGTCGTAGGTTTCAAAGGTGTTGGACACCTGAGGCATGGGATTACTCCGTTAAAGGTCGAGGTCCATGAGTGATGCAATCCCGGCATCCATTGAGCCGGTCTTGCGGAGGAACTCGCCCCTCGCCTGTGCGTCGCGGGAGATTTTCGCCTTCGGGTCCATGCGCTTGCCGCCAGCAATCAGCTTGGGCTTGGCCTGGATGTCCTGCTTGACCTTGGGGGCCTGCTTGAGGGCCTTCCGGTACTTCACGAGGTCTCGCATCGCGACGTAGAAGCGATGGTCGTCGGTCTCGTTCAGTTCTTCCGGGGAGAACCCGTATTCGGCCATGACCTCGTTGGCTTCGGTCCAGAATTGATCGTAGACCTTGCGGTCACGGAATTCGGGAACGGCCTCGAATAGTCGTTGGGCCTCGGCCTGGCGCCTCTGCTGCTGCTCGATGCCGCCCTGCTCAGCCTGCCGGCTACGCTCGGCATTCTGCTGATAGGCAAGCTGGTTGAGCAACTGCACGCGCTCGTCATATTCGGCCTTCGCCTGCATGTAGCCGAATGGATCACTGTCCATCATGGCCTTGTCAGGCGCGGCCGGCAGGAACATCTGCGCGGCTTGAAGGAGAAAGTCCCGCTGTTGTGCGAGAGATTGGGCGAGTTGCCCGGTCTGCGCCCGCTCCTGCTGGAACGCTTCGCGCTCCGTCTTCAGCTCGGTCGTCTTCCGGGTGTAATCACGCTGGTAGAGGTTGTTGCGAACGAGTTCGGCAACGGTGGTCACGGTCCCGTCGTCAAGGGTTACCTTGGCATCTCGCGATGCAAAGCGGCCCTTTTCGTATGGACTGGATTCGTCGTCGGCTTCGTCGGCCTCAGGGTCTACATTCTCAGCGTCGGCATCGACTTCGCCTTCCGCCCCTTCGTCGGATTGGTCGGCTTCGTCTTCTGCCTCAGTCTTGGCCTCAACCTTTTCTTCGGGGTCCGTTTCCGGGTCTTGAAACAGGTTGGTAATGGCGTCCACGCCGTCGTTGAAAGACAACGCGCCGTCGTTAGCAGTCCCCTCACCGGGGAGGTTGCTGTCAGACATCAGGTTTTCCTTTGTCGGGAGGAACTAGGCGAAGGTTCCGGGGGAGTTCGCCTTACTCGCCTGGCGGAGGATTGCGCCCTCCAGCTCAGAACGAATATCGTCGATCACAGCCACCTTCTGCTGAAGGCGGAGGATGGAAATCGTGTCGTTGGCATTTGCCGAGGCCAACTGTTCAAGCGCTTCGGATCGGATTGCCGTGAGCGCCGCCTGGAATGTCTCGTCTTCCTTGAGGCGCTGTGCCTCCTTGGCGAGATGATCGCTCATGCGTGGAAGCCGTGGGCAACCACCGTGTTGTTGGTGCCGCCCGCCCCAGATGCGGGGCATGTGACCACAATTGCGGTGTTAACCGCAGACGCCGGCAGCGGCGGACAGAATTGGACAATCAGCGGGCTGTTACCCACCAGAGCACCGGCAGCGAAACTGTATGTGTAGTGCCGCGTGCCCCCAAGCAGCCCGGCCACGGTCACCGTTACCGGCAGCGCTGCTGTGGCGCCGGAGCCGGTCACTTCGAAACCCGATATGTATGCCGTGGTGGTCGCGGCAGGCGTCAACGTGGCCGCTGCGGAAGCATTGGCGACATTGCCGGAGCCGGCAATCAGCGGCGTTGCGGCCACGGGATACGAGCTGGCATCCTGAGACAGCGAAACCGGCTTGTCGATGCCTGTGATTGTCACAGTGGCCATGCTGATCTCCTATTTAACCGGGCTCGCCGCCCATGCGGACCTGTGAAGACGACATATCCATCCCGCCCATCGGGTTTGATCCGCCCTGCAAGCTCGACAGCGCGTTTTTCATCTGCATCATCATTTCGGACTGGCTCGCCTTATCGGTGGGCGCGGACCCGTTCATGTGCTTTTCGTGAAGCCTGATCGCCTTTTGCAGCCAACCGGCAGCACCGGAGTTCTGGGCGGTCGACATGCCCATTTCGCTCTTGATCTGCATTTCCTGCATGGAAAGGTCGCGCTTGAGGGCCATTTCAGCGGCCAACTGCTCGCGCTTCAACTGCATCTCAGCCACAAGCTGCTCGCGCTTGAGCATCAATTCACCCTGCATCTTCTCGCGCTGGAGCATGATGTCCTGCTCGTTCTTCTGAGCGTCCATCTGCATCTCGACCTTGGACTTTTCGACCTCGAAGCCGAGCTTCTGCTGCTCGATCTGCACCTTGGGGTCGGGCTGCTGGGCGCGCTGAGCCGCCGCCTGCTTCATCTGCGCAAGCTTCTGATCATCGATGTCCGGGTAATACTCATCCGGGTTTCGAAGGCCCGACGATTCCGCCAATTTCGTTGCCGTCTTGACGATCTTGGGCACCATGTCGATGGCTTCTTCCATGAAGCCCCCGGTTGCGAACTGCTGGGCAATGCCCGTCTGCGTGTTCAGGATGTTGTTGAGCATGGCCATGTCGCGGTCGCGCGAGCCGGTGCCGAGGCCTACGTTGATCGTGGCATCCATGTTCGCATTCCAGAACCGCGGGTCCATCTCGACCCACGTATCCCGCAGCCGAATGACGCGCGGGCGGTCCTGATGCTTCACCACAAGCCGCAGGATCTGCTTGAACACCCGGCGCCAGCCCAATTCGGCCTGGTTACGGGCGATCAACTCAATCTGCGAGTAGGCGGCGTCCCGCTGGTTCTGGTTGGCCGTGGCCGTCTGGTTCTGAAGTGTCTCAGGGTCCAGCGCCATTGTGGAGCGGGAGACACCTGTGCGCTTTTCCGTGACCTGATCGAAATGCTCGAGGCCAAGGAGCGCCTTGTCGCCAATGAAGGGCACAGGAAGCACCTGAGGCGGCAATTGCGCCTTGTTGTTCAGCCAGACGGTCCCGCCGAATACCGGGGCCTTCATCATCTCGGGGTTTTCGACGGTCCCGATCTGCGCAGCCATCAGCGGGTTGTTCACCCAATACAGGTTATCGAGGAATTGGCGCGTCAGAACCGTCTTGATGCGCTGAATGTCGGTCGTCTCGTCCGCCACTGAGCGCGCATCCCAGCGGTGCGGAACAGGCTCGCAGGGGATATCCGAGAACGGTACATCGTCGTCCCAGACTTCCCAGTCCAGCAGTTCCCCGGCCCCGCCATTGCCGGCATAATAGGCCCGGATCGTCTCTGCGATGCCGTCGCCGTCCGCGTCGGCCTTCACATAGCACTCATACAGTTCGATAAGCTGCATCGAGTGGTCGCCCACCATGCCGAGGCCGTTATACTCCTCATCGCGGGCAATCGCCTCGGACGAAAAGCCCGAATTGGGGTAACTCGGCAGGTTCTCGACCAGATCGGCGTCGAACCCCATCTCGACAAGCTGCGAACGGGTCTTTTCGTCCCTATGGGCGCAGAACCGGGCATCCTCGATGCAGGTAGCCTGGCGGTCGAGCAGAAAGTCTTCCGGCTTGATACACTCGACACGGACCGTGCCCGAGCGCGTTATCCGCTTGACCTTGATGTCAAACGTCTGGATTTCCTGCTCGACTGGCTGGCCCGTCTCATCAAGTGAAACAAGCTTTTGCGGCTCTCCCGGCTTCTGCGCGACAATCTCCGCGCCATCCATCTCGAGGAGCGCGATCTGCTCCGGCGTCATGCCGGTGTGTTCGGAATACTCGCAATCCTCGGCATCGTCCCACCAATGCTTGATGATGCCATTGCCCTGAAGCAGGCTGTCGTGCGTCGCATTCCAGAGGATGCGGTAGCCCTGATTGTCCTTCCAGAAGATGTGGTTGCAGTAGTCCGTGGCCTGCTCGGAAAATGCCTCGTCACCCTTGCCGACCGGCTCGTACTCGGCCATGCGATCTGAGGCCGTGAACACGCGAATGATGCCTGGAAGCATCCAACCCATCGTGTCCGCCACATCGCGAGAGACGACCGACGACCGGTTGGCGGCGGCTGGCGTGTCGTTCATCTCGCCGCGGTAGTATTCGAGCGCGCGGGTGCGTTTTTCAGACAGCTCGGAACGGTCGTAGAGGATAGACGAGTGGATTTCGCTCGAAAGCAGCGCCTTCAAGCTCTCGTCCGTCAGGCGTTCAGCCATAGTCAGTCCGTCAGCCTTGCCAGCGGCTCAATGTCCGCAAAGTCGACGCCCTCGATGCAGAAGCGCCACGCTATTTCATCGCCATCACGGACGGCGTATTCGCAATGGCCGGCGAACTCGCCGTCATCGGTCAGCACATCGCGAATGAGGTACAGCGCGCCCTCATGTGAGTAGGCGCGCCAGTCATGATTGGCTGTCATCAAACCACCCAGTGAGAGCTAGGGACTTCCATCGGCCGCGAATTCGTCGGGGCCTCGTAGGATACGCACATCAGGCCGAAGGCATCGGCGCCATGCGACGACCAATCATGCTCAGGACCGAGCCCGACGTTGCGCTCATCGTCCTTGCGCTCGTGATACCAACCGAGCGCCTGACGGCCTGCTTCGGTCGTGTCTTCATCGAAATAGACCATCGGGAAGCGGCGACGGCCTGCCTCGATACGCATTCGAGCGGCGCCCTTCCCCTGATTGGGGATGACCGTCACGTCATAGCCTGCTGACCGGAACGCGCTCTCGAATGAGACGTCATAGACGCGGTCGTTCGTGTCACCATCGTGGGGGAGGTAGATGTCCGCCCTGTCTGGCCCGTAACCCTTCGACTTCAACCAAGCCACATGCGCCGCTATCGGCTGGCCCTGAACCTCGTAGTAATCCCTTGTGCGGATCTCGCGGTCGATAAACTGCGCCGGCCACGCCGCGAAGGCATCAGCCCTTGCCCCTGTACCGCCCAAGTCGCAGAAGATACGGACACGCATGAGCGGGTCGAACGTAACCCGGCAAATGCGCCGCTCCTGCCGGGCCTGCAACAAGGCACGCGCAAAATATGCGCCCTCGGTGACAGTGGCGTAGCCGCCTTCCCATATGTGGTCGTATTGGTCCGGCTGAGCCCGAAGGCAATCTTCTCTTTCCTGCTCAAGCTCGCTGGGGAACCAGGGATTATCCGACCAGTTGGCCCGAACAACCGCCGCCCCGGTTGGCTTCTCTTCGCCCCGAAGCATCACATCGACAGGGTCGACCTTGCGGCGAGGGTTCCATGAGAACCACAATTCCGAACCAGGCGCGCGGATCGTCGGGCGAAGGAGCGTAAGTGACCGAGCCGAAAGCGTCTGGGCCTCTTCAACCCACGCCCTGCCAAAGCCCTCCAGCGATTTGATCGACTCCGCCGTATGGTCCTGCATGCCCTGGAAGGCAATAATTCCGTCGCCTGGCGTTTGGATAACCTCGCGGAAGACCTTGAAGCCATCAGCCTCGCCAAGCCCGTATTCGCCCAGCTTGTCCTCAATCAAGCGCTTGGCTGATTCCTTGAGCGACTTCTGGACCTCGCGGATGCAGACCGAGCGGAGCCCCCTCTCTGCCAAGCTATCCTCGACCAACAAACCGGCGAAGAAATGCGATTTGCCTGAGCCTCGACCTCCGTGGGCGCCTTTGTATCGAGACCGCTTGAGCAGAGGCTCAAAGACCTCCGCCGTTTCAATCGCCAGCGTTCGACCGGACAATGCGGCGCTCGATTATGGCGACGGTCAGCGGATTATCCGGGTCGCCTGCCACCTGCATCGGCAGCACCTTGCCGAGGAGGCTGAGGAACGGCCCTGGGTTCTCTTTGGCCTGCTTCGTCAAGTACGCCGCCATATCCCCGTCGCCGGCATCGGTAGCGGCCTTGAGGATGGCGTCCTTGAGGAGCGCCGTGGTTTTGTTGGGCGTGCCTTTCGGCCTACCTGGACCGGGCTTGCCTTTGCCGATCAGGTTTTCGCCCGTTTTTTTTACGGACATGCTGGCAGTCCTTTTGAGGGGAGGTTGCCGTGGTTTGGGGGCCTACTTCGCCCCCGCAGCGCGCAGCATTGCGTTGGCCGCTGCGATCACGGCCTTCCAGATGATGGTCATTGCTGGGATCCTGAAACGCAAAGGGCCGCCGAAGCAGCCCCTTACCGGCGCAATGCGCCACGATGCATTTCTGACATGGACTGATTTGGTCTCAGATGTCAAGGGTCGTGGCTCAGACATCAGTTCTGATGCTTTTCCCGGTATCTGGATAAAACCGCTTCCCCGGTTTCTGTCAGGCGATATCGAGGCGGGATGCTCACGAATATGGTATTATCCTTCTTCGCCTTCTGGCACTCCGCTGCGCTGCAAAGCCCAGCCTCCCGCGCCTCATCTGGCGTTCGATATTGGAGTTCGATCCAGCCTAAATTATAGGCGCGCCAATACCGGCTTAGGACACGGTTCTGGATTGGCTCTCCCTTCTCCAACAGCCCGAGAAAGTCGGCCATCTTCGGTGTAACAGTCGTGGTATGCATCAATCCTCACCTACTTCTGGAAACAATCGTTGGCGGCGCTTATCGCAGCAGGCGCCTATGTCACGCTTGCACTGCTCGAGGGCTCTCCTGATGCCCTCGTGATTACCCGCGTAGAAAGCTCGATTGATGGCGGAAAGCGCCTCTGCAAGGGCATTGAAATGGTCCACAGGGACGATCAAATCGTGCTCGCCGTGTGGCGTCGGGTATGAAAGCGTAGCTTCCTGTTCTGGTGTCATATGAACCTCACCTAAACGCCCGCCGAAGCGCGGCAATGCATTCCTTGACTTGGGCGAGTTTGCCTTGCGCAGGATGGTCGTGGAACGCCACGTTGTGGAATTGCATGACGGAGAGCCCGTCGCATTCCTTGAGCGGGACGTACCAGTTCGCATAGGCCTTTCTGACGCGGTTGACATAATCCTGATCCGGCTCGCCCGATAGCCCCTTGATCGTGGCCACATAGTCCATCGCCTTGGGAAATGGATGCTGCGGGTTGGTGAGCGCCAGGTATCTGGCCACGACCTGGACGTAATCGTCGCACACCTCTACGTCGATCAGATCCAGTTGGCCGCGGATGTAGAGCCGGCCGATCTCATAGCCGGCCAGCCTGTCGCCCGCCTGCACCAAAGTGAGGCCGTGCTGGCGCATCCTGGCCTCAATGACCTCGGCCTTGATCTCGGACACGCTTTCACGCTGCGGGCGCCCGCTGGGTTCACGAGCGCCCTGCTTCCTCGTTCTGCCGCGGCGTTGGGCCTTGGTGCGGGCTTTCGTCATGCGTTCCTCGTATGCTGGTGGGCGGGGTTATAGGCGGCGCGTCAGAACCCACATGTACGCGACGGCTGCGAAGGCAACGCCGACTATTGTGAATGCTTCTGGCCAACTCATTCTGACCTCTCTGGAGTTCGGATGGCAGAGGAGGCAGCTTCCCAGCAAATCGCAGCCGACGCGCGAGCGACGTATTCTGCACTGTCCTCTGCATTGCTAGCGTCAGCCCAGAAGACAGCCGCGGTATTGCTGCATAGCGCTGCGCATCGCTCCCGTTCGGCCAGGATCGCGCGGGCGACATCTGCCGTCAGGGCTTTGACGACCCCGTTCTTGACGTGGGGATCGCCAAGGCAGGCGTTGTCCATGATGTCTCGCGCCGTCTGCATGATGTCCTCTGGAATGGGGGTCATTGGGAGGGTGCTCCTCGACGTTCTTTATAGCCGCCATATCGACCGCACTTGGCGCAGCGCTGGATATGGTAGCGATACATGAAGTGCCGCGGGCCGAAGCTGATGTCGTAGTGGTCAACTGTGCCACCAGTCGACTTCCACGCGTGCCAGCAGCCATGCAGCAGAAACTGGAACAGTCGGATCATTCCGCTCCTCCATTTTGCTTGAGAGATGTGTTGAGGGCGGCTCGCATCGCCCCGATCTTTTGCACGGCATGCAGGACGGTCGTATGATCGCGGCCGAAGATCCTGCCGATCTGTGGCAGGCTGAGGTCCGGGCGAAGCTTGCGGACCTCGTACATCGCGACTTGACGAGCCTCCGCGATGTCCCTCATGCGGGAGGCTCCGACGATCTCCCGATAGGGGATCCCCATCGCGACAGAGACGCGTTCGATGATCGAGCGAGCGGGATACTTGCCCTCATGTGCCTCGTTAACCACGATGATGCGATATGCCTGCGTCGCCTTCATCGCTTGGGCGGCCTTGCGGGACTCCTCCTTCTCCGCAGCCTGGCGGCGCTTCTCGACTTCGGCCGCGATCTGGGCTGCCCGAGCTTCTTCCCGGCGCCGTTCTCTGACGCGCCTCACGAAATCCGGGTTCAGCTTCGCCCGGTAGTGATGTTCTGGTGCATGCTCGCTGATCATGGCGCTCACTCCTACGCTGCCTGCGATTGTCTGGACTGCCGCAGCAAGAACGGCGGCGGGTTGCGTTCGATCTCGGCCCATGCCCGGTTGCGGGCGACGGACCATTGCCGTTCGGCCTCATCCTCCGGGATGGCGAAAAGCTCGTCGGGGACGGGGATGCCCCATTCGGTCGCCAGAGCGACCATGGCTCCGAAGCCCTGGCGGTTGGCGCGGTCCAGCTTGTCCATCAGCCCGCGCTCGAATGCGTAGCGCCACATCGGCACCTTGAGCCGCAGCCTGGCTCTCTCATTGCCGTCGCTCTGCCGGAACGGCGCAATCCGGCGCTCCTCCGGGATGCGGGACGGGACGACAGACGACCGGATAATTCTTGCCAGCTCGGGCGGCGTCGGAATGTAGCGCGGGCTGACATCCTGGCAGTGGCCCCCCAAGAACTTGCGGATGCCGGCATGGATTGCGTCGACCGTCGAGCCGTTCAGCGCCTCGATATAGGCCATGGCGACATTCTCGACCTTCGCGGCGCGCTGGAATGGCAGATTGGCGTCGAACAGATGCTGAAGCGCCTCGCTAATTTCCGCGGCTGAAGCTGGTCTCGATGATGGGGAAGTCTGGCTCATCTCTGGGTCCTTGAGGGCCGGCCCATGTCCCGGCTGCGATTTCTGAGAACACGTCGCTCACGCTGCGCTCTCGCCTCGGCGGCGCGGTTGCCCGCTGCGCAGCCGTGGGTGCCGGCTCATCATCCCAACCGTCGCGGCTTAGCCAGCCCTGAGCATGCTTGGTGTAGACTGCGTCCTGCCCAGCCCGTTCCGCCGCATATCGGCGAACGCCTGCCATGATGGTTTCGAAGCTGACGCGGCGCCTGGCTGAGCAGTAGGCTTTGAATGCCTGTGGTTTGCCGACCTTGCGAGGGTAGGCAGGCCAGAACTGATCGCTGAATTCGCGCTCGATCTCACGCAGAGAAGATGCGCTAGCATCTTCCTTTCTGGTATCTGGTATCTGGTTAGCATTGCCCGCGCATTGCGTATGCAGTGCGCTCGCATCCTCGCGTCTTTGATTTTTCTTCTGTTTTTGCCACCGCGTTTCTGCGGATTTTTGAGCAGATGTAGATTTGTCGCGCCTGATTTCCGTCTCTACTCCAACGCGGTCATTCCAGAGCCCACCATCAACGATGCTGATTTTTCCTTCATCACACAGGACGGATAGCGTGCTCTTGAGCGCCGCTGTGGTCGTACCGCACAGGCGAGCCAGCCGCCCGGTATCATTCGGGATCGGCTCGCCTCGCTCGTACATCATGGCAACAAGCGTGATGTATATGCCGGTCTCCGCCGCCGTCATGCCGCGAGTACCGGCAAGCCAGTCAGACGGGAAAAACCTGATCCACGGTCCCTCGCTCATTGGTATGGGAACTCATCTCGCTGCGACAGGTAGGGAAAGCCAGGAATGCCTAGGTGATCGTATGCTGACCAAGTGTCTTCGGTTTCATCCGCGCCCAGAAATCGATCGGCAAAAGACTTGAGATTTTCGATCATGACGCCGACCGCATGCTGTGGGTCCATGTCGAACCATTCGCCGCGAACACGCCAAATATCGAATGTTTCGTGAAACGCCTTTTCCACCATTCGCGCGTGGCTACGTCGCCAAAACCAATACACACCGACAAGGACGATGCGCCCCGGTTCAACTGCCTGCACTTGCTTCAGCCGCACTTTGGGGTTCTTCGAAATACCGATCTTGGAAGGCCCAGACAGGTAAAAGTCAGCGTCGATGTGACCCATGATGTAGACCGCGTGATCGTCTGGGTCGCGCCGCCATTCATCTGGTTTCTTCGGGTTTGGTGGTCCGCCAAAAAGGTTGCTCATGCTGCCAGCCCTTCCACGCTGGGCATGATGATGACGACGCACTCGTCCTTCATGCCGTGGTCCCAAGCCATGGTCAGGCGTTCGAGCAGGTTGTCGTTCTTGATGATCCCGTAGTGCTGGAGAGCGTCGAGGATCGGCTTGGCCCGGTTGTCGAGATCCTGGCGCCGGTTCGGGCGCTTCAAGGCAATGTACGCGGAGAACGGGATCGAGATCGGCTTTTCGTTGCGGCCGCGGATGAAATAGCCCGCATCCTCACGCCACTTCGCATAGGCCGGCGACAGATGGCGCTTCTCGCCCCAGCCCTCGTACATGTCCCAGATAGAGGGCGGGTAAGGCAGGACGATGCGGATGGGGCTGGGCTCGGTCAAAGCAGCGCCTCCTGCTTGGGCTCAAGGATGCGCGAAGTCTCGATGAACATGTCGGGTTGCGCGTAGGCCTTGCGGATGCGCTCGCAGGCTATGTCGAAATAGCCCTCATCTATCTCGATGCCGATGAACGACCGCCCTCGCTTGGCGCAGGCAACGCCTGTCGTGCCAGAGCCCATGAACGGATCGAGGACAATCCCGTCAGCCAGGAATTGAAGGCACCACTCCATAAGCTCGACCGGCTTCTGGGTGGGGTGATGCTTTTCGTATCCTACAACACGGCGGCGATAGAGTTTTGCGGGGCTTTTGAACGATGCCCATGCCTGTTCACACATGGCGAGGCTGAAGTCCTCGGGCTGAACCTTGTCCCAGACAAGAAAGCACTGGCTCGGGGGGAGGTCGAAGTAATTGCCGCCCCAAATGATCTGCTGGTCCGATACCGATCGGATGAGGTCAAACACGCCACTCAAGGGAGCGCTGGCGTCCCAATCCTTTCGGGCGTGCTTTTGCCGCACCGGGTTTGCCGCAATGCCTATGCCGTATGGCGGGTCGGTCAGCACCGCCTTGACATCGTACAGCCCGGCCATGACCTCAGCGCAATCGCCCAGATACAGCGTGCAATCGCCGATCCGCTCCATGCGCTTCCACGGGCGCCCTTCCCAATCGTGGGTATCGCCGCGCTGGCGCTTGGCCTCAATCGCCGCGTCATAGCTCTTGCGGGCGTCGTCGGCAGGGTCGTAGCTCATGAATAATCCCCCAACACCCGATGCAGGGTTGCCCTGCCACGGCTTATGCGTGACTTGATGGTGCCGATTGGAACACCGTGCCGAGCGGCCAT